TTCAGCTGGTCACGGGTCTTGGCACGCAGACGTTTGTGCCACAGCCGCTTATCCTCGGCTTCCGAGGTCGCGGTGGTGATCCCGAAGATCGGGGTTTTACGACGGCTGCGGCTCATGTACTTGGTCTCCATTCAGTCCGAGGACCCACAGGTAGAACGGATCACCCTGTGCGGCGAGCATCTTCGTATTTACGCCGACCCACACCCAGTAGTGCTCGTCCAACCTGTAGCCGTTGCAGGCATGCAGGGGGACCCCGTACTCGTTGAGAGCGTTGAGGTCCGCCATGGTCACACCTTGCTGTGAGCGAACACCCACTCGCCCTGCTCGTTCTTGTCCATATCGCCGTAGATCGTCGGGAACTTGTCCTTCAGCTGCTGGGCCACATCGCCGATGGCGACACGGATTTCTTCTTCGGCATGCACCGAGGTGCGCATCTCAATGATGTGGCGCCACGCGCGGTGGTTGCCAGTCATCACGAGGTGGTTAGCTTGGCCGTTGCCGAGGATGCGACGGAACGCGCTGGTGAGCCGTTTCTTCAACCCGAAGTCGGTCATGGTGTCGATACCGGTGATCTTGACCAGCTCAGCGAGGTTGTCTTCCATCTGCTCGTTAGCGCGCTGGAAAACAGCCACGGCTTCGGGGTACACGGCCAGCTCGTCGGGGAGGTACATGTCGACGTCGTTACTGCGCACGTAGCGCCCAGACGTCTGACTGAAGGCCGTACCGGCGCGGTGGCGTACCAGCTCGTGAGTGACGACACGCGAGACGTTCGTCAGGAAGAAGGTCACGGAGCTGTGTTCGAGGACACTACCGTGCTTGTTGCCGATGATGCCTTCTTGGATGTATGCCTCGTTGGAGCGTCCACCGACCTTGGTCAGGTTCTGATTGAGGCTCTTGTCGAAGCTCATGTAGCACGACTTGCCGGCGAACTCTGTGAGCACGTCGGCATCGGTATCACCGTCAGAGGACCAGCCGTCCACACCGAGGTGCAGCAGAGCGTGGTCCATGGCGGCGTAGTCGACTTTGGTCTCAGCGATGAGAAAGGCTTTCGGGAGAACTAGCTTGCCCATGGTCATGTCCTTGTTCCGGGCGTTGATCGTCGATCGTGATGCCCTTCAGGTTGCGGTAGCGGAACACGGCGGTTCCGTCGATACAGACCCAGATCTTAGTCCCACAGGGGGAGATCTGGATGTTGAGGTGCTCCCCGCCCGAAGGCGGGTCGATGCTGTTGACGAGCGTCGGGTCGATCATGCTAGGCATCCCTCACAGATTTGCCCAACCAATCGACTTCGTGTTGTGTGATTTGATTGGCGTCACCAGCAGCAGCGAGTGTGGCGATGCAGTCGTGGAGCTTGTCCGCTTGGGCGTCCGAGAGCTCACCCACGAACTGCTTTTCAAGTTCGAACTGAACATCCCAGTACGCTTGCTTTGCCGCGACGGCACGTTTGACGAAATCAAGCATCAGAACTCCTTGCCGTGCTTGTAAGCACGTGTTGCGTTGAACTTCATCTTCGCCTCAATGGCCTGCGCTACGCGCCAGCCACGGGCGTGGGCTTGGTCCATCATGCGGATGATGGCATCGGCGAACTCGGCTTCTACAGCCGAGAACTCGGGCACCTTGTCGTCGGGCGGGTTGCCGTGGCGCAGGCCTTCGACGGCTTCGGCCAGCTCGGTGACCACGAGCATGATCATTTCGCTGTCGTTGCGCTCGGTGCCGGGTTCCCAGAAACCCTTGTCCTTGGCATTCTGGTGGCTGTCAGCCGCAGTGTTGATCCAGCCACGCACGAAGGGGCTCAGGCGGCCGGGAATAGTGCTGCCGATGGTGTCGGCAGCGAACTGCAGAGCTTCGGCCAACTGGAGGCGGTTCGTGGACGCAGGGTAGTCCGTAATCTGCGGGCCATTGCCGTCGCCATAGTCTACAGAGATACCGATGCCGCTGGCGTCAGAAATAAGACGCACGGTGACATCGGGATGGCCATCAGCTTGGAAGACCGCAGTTTGCGCGAACTCAGGGGTGTAAGGTGCGTTCATATTTCCGCTTTCTGCAAGAAGGATTTGAGCGCGGCCTTGTCCAGTGACCGCAGATAGTTCTCCAAGTCGTCCCGGGACAAGGGGGACGACATATTCTCCAGCTTCAGTGTCGAGGGTAGGCAACATTTCGGACTGCAGGGTCCCAGCAGGATCGACAAGATCCACACTTACCTCCCTGTTGGTAGGCGGGGCAGGTGGCGTCCGCCGACTTGCTGACGACCGTGCTGGTGTTGAAGAACTTGATTGGTGCGTAGCCATCGATCATTGCTCCAGACATGCGAACTACAAGGTTCTTGGGGAAAGAGCCCATCGTGCTCAGATACTGAGACACGAGGGCGTTCTCGCGCGTGGGCAGCCAGAACTTGGTGTCGGGACACAGGTTGGCCACCTCCACGATGTTCACGAGATGCCACATGCCTTGCAGATCCCCGCTATCGTGCCACCGGAAGAAATCGCACTTGCGCTTCTTGATGGTCCAAGCGATGGCCTGCACCCACAGCGGGTGTTTGAGCGACTGGAAACGACGCTCTTGCGCCTCTGTCACATTGGAGAACAGGTAGCGCCCCTTGAGGGCATAGCAGTCAGCGCAGACGCTGCCGGGTACCTTGTGGAGCTTCATTCCGACCTTGCAGTGCTTGGCCGGAATGCCATAGGCGTACCCCGGCATCTTGGATGGTTTTCCGAGTCCACCATGAATGGCTTCAGCCTCCTTGAGCGTCTTGAACATGGGTTACTTACCCAGCACGACGCCGCGATTAGCGGCTTTGTACTCCTCGACGAACTTGGCAGTGCGTTCCTGAGACAGGACTTGGAGACGCAGGCCGTCTTCAGTGCCGTGCACGATGAGCTGCGGTTTATCGTGCGCTGCCAAAAAGTCCTTAATGTCCTGCTCGGTCAAGATCATTGCCTTGTCCTTCTGGAGCTTCCACAGGGCCATGGTGAACAGCTTCTCAAGCTGACCAGCGTTTTGAACGAGCACGTTGGGCTGAGTCATTTCTTGCTTCCTTCATCGACGAATGCGAATTTCGTGTTGGGGTGGAGAACGCGCTGCTTGCCGAGCAGAGCTACGGCCTTCGCGCACAGTGGATCGACCGAGGCGGCGTCGATGATCGTCTTCATGACTGAAGAGGCACGCACGCCGGGGCGAAGAGAGAACAGATCGAAGTGCCCGGAACCCGGCGGCATGATGATCATCCAACCAAGATGTTGCACGGCCATGTTGTCGTCGTGCGACCAGTGGCTGTCAACGCCCCCGGTTGGGTCCCACCCGGCCGCCACGCATTGCCACAGCCACTTCTGGAGGGCTTCCGCGTTCACGGCGTGGTCGGGGGCTTCGATCGGTGGCTTGGGAGTATGTGTCAAAGGCGGCATTCTTGGACTCCTTTCGGCGCTGCTTCTCATAGTCAACCACCCCCTTCACGAGGTAGTACCCCATGACGGTGGTGGCGACGATGCGATAGGTAGCGCTGGTCAGTTTGGCTGCTGTCACAACAGCGTTGACAATTGGCATTGACTTGCTCCGACTTGAGATGTGATCCACCGGGCTACCTCCTCCCGCGATACAACGCGGGCGGCCAGCTCGGCGCTGGAGAGCGGGTTGTTCCACTCTTGATTCCGGTAGATCACGCCCCCATCGGGCGTTCCAAGCACAACGGCTACGTTGCGCCCTTCAGCGAATCGGTCGTTCAACCATCGACGTTGTCGAGGCGTGAGGTCCGGAAGGATCTCTGCGCTTCTCGGTATTCTCGAAATGAACTTGTATTCAACCCAAAGGTCGCCGACATCCCCGCTGTAGTACACATCGGGGGTGCCAGAGCGCAGCGGGTTATACATCTTCTCGATGTATGGCTTCTTCCCGCCGAACTTCTTGTGAACAGAGCCAATGAACGTGTTCTCAGATTTGGTTGACATCGAAGACCTCGCGGATGGTTTGCTGGAGATCTTCCAGACTACCACCGTTGGTGATCTTGATGTCGCCTTCCTCGCCCTTGAACTCGATTCCGGCTTCAGACGCATGCGCTTCGACAGCAACATTGTCCGGACGCTCGATGTGGATCACACGACCACCTTGGGCGCGAACCCATGCAGCCTCGTTCTCAAAGCGAACGTCAGCGATCACCATGCCGGGGCCGTAGTTCAGCAGAAGCTGCTTGGCGAGGATCAGCCAGAGATCAGGATTGATCAATTGGCGACCCCATTCCGTGCCCAACGTCTGCATGAGACGGCGTGGCGAAGCGCCAAGGGCCGGGATCACCTGCTCTTTGCGTGCCTGCCAATACGGATCGTTCATGTCGATACCGAGAGGGACCAGCATCTTACGAATTGGATCTGCAAACGAGTAGATGTACCCGCCACGGTGGGCCAAAATGAAATTGGCCACCGTGTCTTTGCCAGCACGGGCACGGCCGTGAAGGCCGATTACTGGGGCTTCATGCATGCGAAGATCTCCTGAAGGTGCACGGCTTGAGTGATAGCGTCGTCCAGCCCGTTGTGGTGCACGCCTTGGCGACGGAGCTTGACGTTCTCGCCAAACAAGCGCTTCATGGTGCGGTAGCAACGGTTCTTGCCATACGACCACGGCTTGGCCAGACCAAAGGAATCAAACAAGCTGCCGACAATGACGTTGTCAAAGTCAGCGCCGTTGCCCCAGAGCTGGACTTCCTTACCACCGTTGCGGGCGACGAAGCTGGCAAACTCAGTCAAGCCTTGGGCCGTAGATACCCGGCGCACGCCTTCAGGGGCCGGGTCGGCAAAGATCTGCTTTGCAGCAGCCCCTTGTTGCATCCACCACGTGACAGTTGCAGCACTCACAGTGCGGCCGACGCGCTGCTGTGTGTCGAGATCAGTCGTGAACTCGACATAGAACTTCTCCCCCAGCTGCTTGCTGAATGGGTCGAAAACGACGGCACCGATGCTCAGGACCACAGCACTTTGTGTGGTGTCCAGAGTTTCGATGTCCAACATAATGTGGCTCATGTGACTACTCCTGAAGGATTGAAAAAGCCCGGGAACTCACGCTCCCGGGCTCCGCTCTGGCCGAGTACCGGGCGACTTACGCCGTCTCGGTCGGTACGGCTTTCTCGCCGGCCAAAGCCGCACTGGCGGTCACGGTCGGTGCGACGGTAGGGACCAGCTTCAGCAGATCGGCGTCGGCCTTGGTCAGTTCGGCAGTGGCGACCTTGATCGCCTTGTCGCTTTCCTTGGCAGCCGTGGTGTAGGCCTTGGTGGCTTCGGTCACAGCAGCCTTGTAAGCCTTTTCCAGCTCCTTCAGCTTCGCGGCATGGGCCTTGTCCAGAGCAGCACGGTCCTTGGTCAGACCAGCATGCTTGGCCTTGGCGGCCTTGGCCGAGTCCTTGGCGTTGTTGACGGCCAGCTTCTTTTCGGCCGGGGTGAGGATGACGCTAGATGCACGTGCCATTTC